AAAAGCCCACCGAAAGGTGGGCTTTTTTGTTATATTACCCTCTATAGATTATATTTATAATCGTATGCCTATACTACTGAAAAACTTATTGACAGAAGCTGATAATGTTACTGGTGACGGAAATCCATTGAAAGTTCAATTTTATTGTGACATGGATGGCGTACTTGTTGATATGGATGGCGGCTTTAAGGAAATTTCAGGAGGATTGTTGCCAAAAGAATATGAAGCAAAGAATGGAAAAAGTTCATTTTGGAAACTTGTAAACAAGCATCCTAATTTTTGGATTGATTTGGAACCATTGCCAGATGCCAAAGTACTTTGGAAATTTATCAGAGAAAATTTCAAAGATCCAGTTCCTGTTATATTGAGTGCGGGACAAGGTGCTAGAATAACAGAACAAAAAACAGCATGGATAAGAAAACATATTGATCCAACCGTAAGAGTGATTATTGCTGCGTCTGGTGTTAAGAAGCCAAACTATATATTACCATCAGAAGGTACAGTGACTCATTTTCTTCTTGATGATACTCAGAAGAACATAGATGTATGGAATAATGAAGCTAATCATAGAATTGCATTATTACATACGAATGCAGCAAATAGTATAAAGAATATCACAGGTATGTTCTTGCAGAAATAATGAAACCTATATTACTTTCATCGCTTTTGCTATCAGAAAATATTGAAATCACAAATGTTGTGAAGCTAGAGAACGAATGCAAGGAATTCGCCAAGAAGCTTGTTACTCAAGGAATTATTACCAGCGTTCATAAAGATCTAACGTCGGCAGATGTTCCTGCTATGGATTATTCAGAAGATATGGCCGAGGTTATCCGTAATGAGATAATAAAATGGAAAAGCACAGTCAACGCAAGAGGTGGAAGATGAATTATCCATTATACAGAGACAATCTTTGCCCAAAAATGTGGCATATGGATGAAGATGGTTATAAGCTTGACCAAGAGGTACGAAAGATGCTATTAAAGGTCGCAACAGATTTTGTAAAAAGCTTAAAACAAGATCATGAACTCAATATCAAAATTCACGATTTGGTTATCATTGGCAGTGTCGCCAACTACAACTGGACTGATTATTCGGACATTGATCTACACATCGTTGTTGATTTTTCTGACCTTGAGATGACCAAGGATGATGCGCAAACAATGTTTGACGCCATCAAGACCAGTTGGAATTTCAAGCATGACATAAAGATGAAAGGTCATGACGTTGAACTATATGTTCAAGATATCGAACACGAAGCGGTATCAACTGCTGAATATAGTGTTCTAAATGATAAATGGATAAAAGAGCCGGTAAAACAAAAGCCAAATTTCAACAAGAAGCTCATCAAGAGAAAATACAAAGAGTACAAAAATCAGATCAATAGCCTTGTTAAAAACAAAGATGAAGTTAAACTGAAAAAACTTCTTGAAAAGCTTTACAAGTATCGTCAGGCAGGATTGGACAAGGGTGGAGAATTAAGTGAAGAAAATATTGTATTCAAAATTCTTCGCGCTATGGGTCATCTTGACAAACTCAAGGATGGCATCAATAAGATTTACGACAAAAAGATGAGCGTGAAAGAAATTGCCATAATACCAAGTGGATACAAAAAAGAGGTATTAAGAGTGGCAAATTCAATTTACAATTATGAAATGAGAACTCAGAGTCAAATAGAACAGGCGGACTTGGAAAATATACTAAATTTGTTGTCTAAAAGATTTAATGTTAATATAGACGATGTACACCATGACATTGCCAGAGCGTTGCATAACTTGAGAAAAAAATAAAACCCCGATTTCTCGGGGTTTTTTGTTATGTGAATTGTTTTTGAATTATTGTTTCTTCTTTCTGTCTGGTGGCGGTGGTAGCTTTGCCTTGTCTTCTGGTGTCATCTTTTCTCTTTCTTCCTTGTCCAGTCTACCATTTTTGTTTGTGTCATACTTGGCGATGATTGCCTTCTGCTCGTCAGTCAATACTGGCCCGCCTTTCTTTTCACCTTTTTCTGCGGCGAAAACTGATACTGCTGCTAACAATGCTATTGCGATATACTTCTTCATGTTTATCCTTTTGTTGTTTCAACCATAATCGGTTGATACCATCTATAACTATCACATAACATATTGCAGTCAATAACATTTACACAAGATTTACAAAATTGCAATTGACATAATATATTGTTTATACATAATATTTTTGTATGAAAATCAAGTTTGCAAGATTTGGTGGATTAAGTTCTGTCAATCAAAGAGGTTATAGCAGCGATGTTGGATATCATAGTCCTCCGTGTCGTCGTGGATTTTATGCATTTGTTTGGCCTCATTACGATTTCTTTCTTCTAAGTAACGGAAAGACTACAAGTTATCCGTGGGCAATCGGAACCAAGTTTAGTTATGTCAAAGATAGCAAGGGTAATGTCATTGATGACAAACATCCAGAGCACGAAGAACTTTCTGAGGGTCACAAGTATTGGAGTGTTCCTACCAAGTCTTGGAGTAATCATATGGATGCTTGGTACGATATGGAAAAAGATGTACCGTATCCAAGTTCGGAGTATAACAAGATGCGAGAGGAGTTTGATTCTAAATGGGAAGTTGAAAATCCAAATGTCGGAAAATATGTTCTTATTCAAAAACCTTCCCCGAAAATCTTTGAATATACTGGAAATATTTGGCATCACCTTGGCGAGTATCTTAGTCCAAGCGGTGTGATTAAGAAGAAAGGTGGATGGACTCTTTCAGCTTTTGATGAATACAAACATGCGCTTGAGAAAGATATGCACGCCGCAATTAAACTTCAAACACACCAATATAACCAACGAAAGATTCCTTACTCAACAAAAAATCCTTACAATGGAGTTTGTAAGGATCATTTGGAAGTGTTTATTGAAAAACTTTAGATTTCGTAGAATCCGTTTTTTATTTTTTCTCGATATTCTTTGTCCAAGCGAGCAATCATTTGATCCACGGGCTCATCTCTTGTTGCCATATTGTATCTTAGACGAAAATAATCTTCTTCACCTTTAATCTTATCCCACTCTACACTTGAGTCACTTGTGTAAGCGTACAACGTAGGTTGTTCTTCATTTTCTGGATCAAGTGGTACCACCTCATACGCCGTCGATCCTTCACGTTCGGCATCAACGTCTTCATAGTCAGAATTCACGCCAACTTCTTCTTGATGGTCATACAACCACTTAACAACTTGCTCTTCGTCCATTCCTTTTAGTTCTGGGAACTTGTCCGTATCAATTACATATTCTCCTTTTCCACAATATGTGACATAACTTTCTCCGTGCATAAATCTTAATTTCATAATATTATTTTCTCCAAATCCATTTACTATGTCCACAATCCCATATTCTGTCAAATCCATTATTTTTCATGTTTTCCCATTCAGACATTTCTGGGTCAAACTTCTCTAATCTTTCTGCCAACTTGTTTTTCTGAAACATTTGTCTGTTGAACAGTGCTTTATAGTCTGGCGAGATATAATAGTAACCTTGTGGAGTATAGCTTTCAAACTTCATTCCCAATTTACTGTATACATCACCTGAAAAATATCTTCTGTCAGAATAACTTACTATGTTATTTGGAGAATAGTCGTGTAGAAATACATTAAATAATTTGCTTGCACCACCATGTATCTTTGTATTTAGCGCGTTGCAAAATCTGGATATTTCCCATTCGCACTTTTTGTCAAATCTACTCTTGCAGAAAGTCATAATACTGACAAGTGTGCCTTTGTAGAATAGTCCATATGCCACAGACGACTTGTCGTTGCCTTGAATGTGACAATTATTCAGAAAGTCTTTCTTGGTGTTAGAGTCTACTTTCTTGATATCACACTCTCTGCCATGAATCTTGGCAACAAATCCGCCAAGAGTTTGTCTAATAATGGATTTTACAATGTTTTGTTTTTGCAGCCATTCGTTTTCAAATATATGAATCAGTTTTATACCCTTCTCTTCACATGCTTGTGTTTTTTCCAAGTGATAATTTTTTGAAACTCGAACGCTTTCCTTGTGCCAATACAGTCCATTATATTCAATAGCTATGTTCAGATCTGGAATATAGAAGTCTAATTCTTTTCCATTAAGAACTGTTCGGTTGTTTCTTGATATCAACTTGCCATTAAGTTCACTGTTTAGAAAGTCTAGCAGCGATTTTTCTCCTGTGTTCTTTTTGTCTGGATAACACAGTTCACAGAATACATTGTTAGGAACATATACTGTAGAGTCGAATGTGTTGCTGCACTTATTGCACCTAAACTTGTATGATTTGGAAAAATGATATCCTTCATACTCATCTGGTTGTATTAGCCATGTAAGATTGTTAGCGGCAAACAATGCAGATAGATCGGTGTAATGATTTTCTTGTTTGCGCTTGCTTCTGCGAGATATAACTTCGTCGGCTTTGCCGGGATTGTCTACACCATATTTGTCAATCCATGTTTGTTTTATCTGTTCTCTTAATGGACTGTTTGCAGATAATACATTTTCTACCCCATAGTTCTGTACAGTTGTTCTCTTAGCTTTGTCTTGTATAGACTTTACTTGCATGGCATATTCTTTGCCATACTTTTCAGACATAGAAGTCTTGTATCGTTCTTGTGTCTCTTTCGTCTTCATGGCGTGACCGCCATATTTTTCATTGAATGTATTTTCTACACCTTGTCTGTTTTTTTCCTTGACATCTGGTGAATTGGCAGAGCAAGACTTGCTACAATACTTCTTGGGCTTGTATTTCTTATATTCGAATACAATTTCACATGTTGGGCATGTAGATTTAATAATGGTGTCTGCGCTTCTAGGTCTGGCCATAATATGCTTTAAGTTTGTAAGTAGCTTATGATTATATATCTAAATAGTCAATAAAAAAATTATTGACGTATATTTATTTATTAGTAGTGAAAATATACACTAAACAATCATTAACCCAATAAGACTATGGCAGAACTACTAGAATCAAACGAAATATTCTTCACGGCATTTGAACCAAAAGTTCAAAACCGTTTCATCGTAAACATTGACGGCGTACCTGCGTACCTAATCAAAGCAGCCGCTCGTCCTTCGATCACAAATGGAACAATTACGCTTGATCACATCAACCTAAAGCGCAAGCTTAAGGGTAAGAGTGAATGGCAAGACGTTTCAATCACTCTGTATGATCCAATTGTTCCTTCTGCTGCACAAGCTATGATGGAATGGGTGCGTCTTGCTCACGAATCTGTAACAGGTCGTAACGGCTATGCTGACTTCTACAAGAAAGACATCACCATCAATGTTCTTGGA